ACCCCGTACCACTCCTTGTCCCCGACCGGCAGCGGGTCGGCCCCCGACGCGATGTCGTGGGAGGTGGACGGCATCGTCGCCCCTCCGTTATCGATAACGGCGCGACTGTATTTCTCCGCGTGACTCTTGTAGCGATCCAGCAGGCTGTCCTCCCCCAGCGAGCCCCCGGTCGCGGACTCCGGGTAGGAAGTCTGCAGCGGGGACCGAAGCCCAGTACTGGTCAGTGCGGAGAGGACATGATCCATGACTCCATGCTAGGGGTGAGGGACCCCTAGGATGTCGGCTACGACGTCAATGAAGCCCAGTTCTTCCAGATTCATCAGGCCCTGGGCGGAAGGCTCCGAGAGGCAAACGTGCCGGTCGATGTGCCACTGCTCCCCGTCGCGATCTTGATCGATGGCGATCCCGGTAGGGATGTGGCCCGCGCAGCGGGTACAGATGTACACCAACTCTCGCTGGTGGTTGAAGAACCCGGGCAACTCCATGCCTCCCAGTGTAACCACACGTAACCTGATAAGGTGGTTGATTATGGATGAAACGCCCACGCCCGTTGGTTTCCCGGTTTCGGGACGGATCTTTGTTCACGCCGCATCAGTCGATGACTGTGTCACCGCCGTGACGACCAACTCCGCGCTGGAAGCACACGGGGACGGGAAAACGGTCGTCGTTCCCACCGTCGAAATGGCCCGGCAGATGCTGGTCCGGCTTGGGGTCGATGACGAGACCATCCAGCAGCGCATCCGCTTCGTTCAGGCCCGACTACGGCTGAACGGGATCATGCATCTCTAAGACCGCCGGTTACGACCAGGGCACGCAACTGCTGTCCGTGCAGGAGTGCCGAGGCTGCCCGGTGATGTCCCGACAGGAGGATGTCATGGGGGTAGGACGGGTCAGTGGAGCGGTACACGATCGGGTGGACATTGGACGGCCCGCGACTCTTGTCGAACAGTTGTTCTTCCCCGTTGCGGAAGTAATGCTCGACCCCGGCAGAAGTGAGGGCGCGCTGGGAGGCGCGCAAGGTTCGAGGATCGACATCCTGGATGTCGGCGTTCGGCCAGGACCCTCGGACCTTGGGGTCCAGCCGTCGCATCACTGAATAGTCGTCGGCCCGTTCCCAGGGCACAGAGGTGGTCAGGCGGGGCTGAAGTACTGTCTTGCCCCCTTCCCATTCAGCGGTATGGGAAAGGGCCTCTAAGCCCGCTTCTCCTGCCCCGAAGAGGGCCTCAGGGCGGTGTTGACGTACCGCGTTGTGGAACTCGAAGAAGCGCTCGTTCACCGGGTACTACTTCGCGACCCAGCCGGTGGTGCCGGTGCCCGACTCCTTCACGTACAGGGAGGTGTTGGCCCCGCCGTCGGTGCGCTGGTAGAGCGACCCCACCGGGGCGGCTACTGCCGGGGCTCCGGCTCCGGACAGGATCAGCGGACCGGAGGCCCCGCCGACGCGGATCGTGGTCCCGACCTGAAGGGTGGTCCCCAGGACCGTCGCCCCGGTCGTGGTCAGCGCCACGATGCCTGCGACATCCCCTCCAGCCGAGACCGTCATGGTGCTGGACTCAATAGTTCCCAGCGTCCCTGAGAAGCGGGGGACGGACTCGTCTGTGATGCTCACCGGGACCGAGACCTTGCTGGTATCGGAGGGGTGGACATGGTCCTGGCGGGCGGGGATGGTGCTGGTGCCGTACGACGTCGCCCCGTTCATCACCGGGTTGGTGGTCGAAAGCAGGCTCCCCCCCAGGCCGCTGGCGGAGACGGTCCCGACCAGGGTGAGGTTTCCGCTGACGTCGATCCCGGCCCCACTGTCCTGGACGATCTTTCCGGTCGTATCACTGAAGGTAGCGATCCGATACGCGCCCGAAGAGACTGGACCGGAGACGTAGGAGGCAGCAGCGGTGTCCATCGTGTCGAGGCGAGCCTTAACCGAGGCTGATCCGCCCTGGGGGTTCGTACCCAGGGCCGTCTCGATCGCCTCGATCGCATCGTTGGCGTTGGTGTGCTGGGCACTGTGGGACACAGTGGCGAGGTTGTCGGTCGGCCCTGGGTTGGACAGCGAGTCAAGTGCGCTGGGGTAAAGAGTCGCCACGGGTCAGGTGTCCTTTGCTTTGGTTTGCTTCTTCCTACAGGTTACTCAGGTTCCAACTGATTTAGTGCCTGCTGTCCTACTTGGACTTTCTTGTCGTTAGGTGGTGGACCGGCGCAGGGCTAGTGCGGGCGCTACCGCCCCGGAAGGACCGGAGGGCACGGTGAAAGTACCCGGAAGTGAGCCACTGACGGTCGTTGAGTCCACCCACATCGTGGTGGCCCCGGACAGCGTTACGGTCTCATCTCCTGCCGGGATAGCCAGTGGGTGCTTCTGAGCACGAACAGCCACCCCGGTACCTCCTTGGAGGACCATGACGACCCACACCAGTCCTGACCGGAGTTGGACCGATGATCCAAGTGCGGCCGTCGCTTTCGCTCCAGTCGTAGTTGAGGAAACAGTCCCAAAGTCGGCGATGATGGTGGAGGGTGCTCCAGAGCCCCCGTCGTTATAGAGGCCCAGTCGGATAGTCGTTGAGGCCGCAGCCGTCGTCACATGCACCGCAGCCGTGCTGATCTTCAGGTCCTTGGGGATCTGCAGCGGAATGGCGTACATCTGGTTTTGGGTGGGAGAGAAGTTGGTCGTGGTGTCCGCGCCGCACTCGTTGGTGAACCACACCGATGACCACGGGCGAACCCCGGTGCCGATCTGATCGGCCCACGCCAAGCCGGTCGAGGTGGAGGCCCGTCCGACGAGGACCTGGCCGTCTTCACCGACCGTTCGAACAGCGGGAGTATTATCTGCCGACGCGGCGAAGATGTCACCCTTAGCATTTGCCAGTGTGGCGTCAACCGATGCCCCGCCGGAACCTGCACCTACCTGCTGCCACACGCTTCCGGTCCACCAGATCGGTGCGTTCAGTGTGGTGTCGTAGTAGATCTGTCCCTGCAGGGGGCTAGCGGGCCGCGAGGCAGTGTTGCCCAGCGGCAGCGTCAAGTAGCCCTCGTTGTGCAGGGACATTTGCGGGCGGTACGCCCCGCTGGCTAACGTGCCACCCCCCGCGTACAGGGCGCTCGTCTGTCCCTGAATGCGCCCGCCCTGGAAGCGGACGAACGAGGTCTTCTCCATCCACACCCCGTACTTCGGGTGGGTGTAGTCCGGGTAGGCTTGGGCGTCCGACGCCTTGGCGTGCTGCGTGGTGCAGTCCACGAACGACACATGGCTGACCTCAGCGCTTCCCGCCGTCTGACCGACCAGTTTGATCGCCGCGAACTCGCCCGGGGTGCTGCCCACGGCGGTGCCCATACCGTCGCGGCGGAAGTCACACGCGGTGAAGTGGACGTTGTAGAGATTCGCGCCACTGGAGCAGGAGACATCCACGCCGTTGCCTGTGTTGCCGTCGGTCTGGCAGTTCAGGAACGCCGAATCCACCAGTCGGCGGATGTAGATGCCCGGGGCATTGGAGTTGCTCGGGGAGGTGGGGTTGTTGGAGTCGAAGCCGCTGCGCTCGACGCGCACCTGAGAGAACGAACATAGGCCACTGTTTGTTGTGCCCGCCAGCGACAGCCCACCAGCCTTGTTACCGGCGATATAGGAGTTGTGCCAAAACGTGTCGGAGAACCGCTCCGTGGCCGCCACGCCCCAGCCCTGACAGCCGCCGACGTAGATGGTGTCGAAGCGGGCGGCGTAGAACCCGCCTGTGATGCCGTTGCCGCCCATCCCGATGATGTTGACGTCGCGCACCAGTAGCGCGTGCTCAGTCCCAGACACCGTGCCGGTGATTCCATGCACAGTGCCAACGTTCCGTCCCAGGATCGTGATGCCCTGAATACTCATCGCGGTACGGCCACTGGGGATAGAGATGACGGTGGTCCCGGAGAACCCATCGGCTACCCGCAGGTTGCAGGCCGAGGTCGGCAGGCTCGCGCTATAGGTCCAGTAGCGGGAAGAGGGCTCGGTCCCCTTGATGTGGGTGTATGACTTAACCACCAGAGGGGCGCTTACCAAGTAGGAGCCCGGCGGGAAGACGACCGAACCGCCCGTAGCAGGGACGGCATCCAGGGCGGCCTGGATCGCAGTGGTGTCGTTGGTGGTGCCGTTACCCAAAGCCCCAAACGACTTGACGTTGATCGAGTAGGAGTCTCCCGCCCCTCCCGAGGAGGCGGCGACCAAAGCAGCATCGGCAACTGCGCGGACCTCTGCGTCGTCTGCCTGCCATGCCGACTGAAGGCTGCCGAAGGATGTGGTGGACTCAATGGCGTCCACCCGAGTGTCCATCGCTGTATTCAGTGCGTCCACGTACGAGGTAGCGGCCTTAGCGGCTAATGCGCCTTCGGCAGAAGCGATGCGATCCTTAACACTAGCCGCGCCCCCCTGAGGGTTAGTGCCCAGAGTCGCCTGAATCGCCTCGATGGCGTCATTTGCGTTGGTGTGCTGCGTGCTGTGCGACGGCGACAGCATCGTGCTTCCTGACGAGGGGTTAGCCAGTGCGTCCAGACTGGAGGGGTAGTTGGAGGCCACGGGTTACCTACTTCTTCTCTTTGCGCTTGTCGTTCAACTTCTTACGGTCCTCGCGCTTCATGTCTTTGCGCGACTTGGCGAACTGCCCCCCGGCGTTGACGTACTCCTGGTGGACCCAGTGAGACGCGGCAGGGCTGGGATAGGTGTTGAAGCGATGTTTGGCGCGCATGACCAGCAGATCCCAGAGCCGCTGGTTGGCCGGGATCTGCTGGCCTACGACGTCCCCGAACTTAGCCATTCTGAGCCGCCCTCTGGTCCTGCTCCCACGACCGAATCTTCCCCGACCACTGATCAGCCGCAGGTGCCTCCTGACGGTGTGCCAAGACAGCGGCCCTCAGTTGTTCGGGGAACTGCGACCGACTGATCGCGTCGGCACTCATCGAGCGTCCGCAGCGAGGCCAGTGTTCACTCACCCATCTTAGGGCGCATGACCGCCACAGGTGTCGAGACAGCGCGTTCTGGTGTCCAGGCCCGCCTGAGCCGAGATTCCAACGCCTTGTACGAGACAACACAGCGCGGGTCTTCTGCCCACTCGACCATCGTCTTGCGCTCCCCGAACGCCTCCAGGTATCGGTTGTGCCGCGTGTGCCTGAGGTTCTCCTTGCGGGAGACGATCCGACAGTTCTCGGGGGAGTAGTCGCCATCGTTGTCGATCCGGTCGATGTCGAGCCCTTTGACCCAGCCCTGCTCCAGAGCCCAGTCACGGAATGCCGTGAAGTCATCCCACGCGCTGCAGACCTTGATCCCGCGACCGCCGTAGTTCTTGTACTCCTTGCGCTTCGGATTACTGCATCGACTCCGCATTCCTCGCCACACCCCGCTCAAGGGGTGCCGGGAGTCTCCGTGCTTCAGATTCGACTTGCCCTGCTGCTCACGGGCGTAGCAGCCGCAGGACTTGGCCGAGAACTTCCCACGGAACGGGACGACCAACTCTGTCCCACAGTCACATTGCACCGGGAACCGGGCCTCACCACTAGGGCGACGGACGAAACTCCCGACGACCGTCAATCGCTCGTGACGGTATCCAACAGGTATGTCGATGGCTCTCACGGAGCCAATCATAAACGCCTGTTGGACTAATCTGTGACAATCGTAGGATTGAGCCTCTGCTGACGACCACCGTTACGCACGACCTCCTCGTAGCGAACCTCGGCATAGTCCGTGAACGAACCCTGCACGAACTCGCCCAAGAAAGTCGGGGCTTCGACCCAAGCGGCGGAGCCAACATGAGCCCGCTGCTTCATGGTCTCCTCCGGCCACTTCTCAAACACATTGGCGTTGTGATTGATGCGGCCGGGAGGGGTGACGTATCCCTGCATGACTCCGGTCTGGAAGTCACTGGGGACGTCGGTGTCGGTGGCGACGCCTTCCTCAAAGCGCAACGGACCGCGCTGGCCGGGAGTGGCCGGGCTGAACTTGCGCTCGTAGGTGTTGGGGGCGCGCTCAGGGAACTGCGGCGCTGGGCCGAGAGACGGAGCCATCGGGTATCTCCTCAAGTCGGGACGTTATCAGCGTAACGTGAACGACTTCGCGGGTGTCGTCACTCAGATTCTTCGGGCGATTCCTCTTCCGCCTTTTGCTCAGCAGCCTTCTGGGCGCACAACGCACAGACATGCTGAGTGCCGTCGGTAGACCAGCCCTCGGGCATCTGGTCGGGATTCTGGGCGTTGGGGGGCAGAGAGGCGTTTCCGCAATCTTTCACGTTGCACTGAATGAGCCAGGTACGGTGCCAGGTCATGATTCTCCTGTGTGTGGTCGTCGTTTAAACGAACGGTACTTTACTGACAGCCCTATCCTAGGGACTGCCACCCTGCCGCTGTCTTGTAATAGGCAGATGAGGCGGGGATCGGCTGCCACCCGGTCGCAGTCTTGTAGTACATCCCGGCACTGGTTTTGTACTGGGTCCCGGCCCACACATAGATTCGGGAGACGACGTCCATTCTGCAGCACTTCCACTCTTTAGGTGACGACAACCCATAGGTCGCCAATACGTCCGTCTCCGCCCGTGGGGGCCGAGGTGCTCGAATACACAGTAGCGAGGGGGCCAACGGTGGTGCCATTAACTCTGACAAACATCCCGGCCGAGGTCGTCCAGACATCGCCGTTGGCAGGAGACGTTGGGGCAGTTCCCGGGGGGAGATTAAGACTCGCATACGAGGAAGTGGAAGCGGCGGCCGTGGTCTTTCCTCCGACGACATCGACGCCCCCCGTGATATCTCCGATATCAGCAGTTCCCACGTTTTTGAGGTCATTGCCGTCGAGGTCCGCGTGGGAGCCAAAGACAACATCCATACAGTCGATGGTATGGGCATTGCCCCCGACGTAGGCGACTTCTAGAAGAAGGGTGAAGCGCTGACTTCGATCGTCGGCATCACGTACTCCTTGGTCAAGGAACAGGCCAATGAAAGACTGTCGACGTAGTCATCATGCGCCCACGCCTCGTCGGGTGCCTTGACCGTGAAGTTGGCCCCCTGGTAGACCCGCTCGGCGTCCACCATCTGCTGCATGAATCTCTTCCAGGAGCGCAGCCGTCGAGTCTTGGCGTGTCCCGGCCAGCCGATCATCTGCCGCTGGATCAGCGCTTGAAGATGCTTGAAGCGACCAGACTGCTCGGCCAGCGAAGACGAAAGAGGGACGACCTCTGCCCGGGGAAGCAGCACTTTAAGGCGCTGGGCGACAGCGTCGCCAACACCGTTCGCGTCAACGGCAACGGCCAGGACGTCATAGTTCGAAAGAAACTCAGTGATCTCGGCATACTGCTGCTCCCAGTCTTCGCCCTGCAGTTCCAGCCAGTTCAGGATTCGGTGGTCGTAGTAGCCGAACTCGTCGGGACGGTCCCAGTCCACCCAGATCACCGTCACGACGGTAGAGTCCAACTTCCGGGCCGGGTCGATGCCCACCACGACCGGGCTCTTGTGCCAGTGCTTCACTACCTCCATCGAGTTCCCGGTCCAACAGATGCGGCCCGACTGGCGCACCAGCATCGTATGGTGCGGGGGGACAGTCAGGCAGTGGATAGGACCGGAGTACGGCACCCATCTCCTAGGTGCGTATGAATCGGACTGCTTGTTGGTGAGGTTCACGCGGTACGCGGAGGTTGCTGCCACGAACGACGTATTTGCTCGATAGCCCATGCGGACAGCCAATGCCGCCACATCGTCGGCCAACTGCTGGCTAGTGGTGGTAAAAACCCCGCTGGTCCGAGAACCGTCAGACCAATAACCATCGCCATGCGTGACCAGGCCATCCCAGAGTCCCTCCAGGTACTTCTGCGGCCAACGCCACATCTCCTGAGGGATGCGCTTGTTCTTCGACCCTTGGAGTGGCAGCAACTCCAAGGCCATGTCTTTGCTGGCCCAGCAGATGTCTTTCTTTCCTGTTCCTTCCGCCCACCAGCGAATACCCGCCTCATCGAGGAGGTGCTGGATGCGCGACACCTTATCCGCGCGTGAAGCCGAGACCTTGATGATGTACTTCCCGGCCTCCTCGTTCACAACAAGGCTGCCATCCGCCAACCACTGGCCCAGTATGGCCGCGTACAGCGCCGGGGACAGGGTGTAGTTCCCCTGCCTATTTCGGTAGGTCCGGGGCGGGACTGACACGGCAGGAAAAGACTCCTCGTACCCCCGCGCTACTTGCGGTATGCGCGCGGTGGCGGGGAGGTCTTTAGCCTTGATCTTTCTCAGCGTCGGATTCTTTCGGGTCGTCGCCCACACGTTGTGGTTAGGGGTGACGGTCAAGTGCAGTGATCGGTCTGACGCCCCAATCTCCAGCACCTCGCCGTCGAAGTCGTAGGTGAGCGTGTCTGACACTGGCTGAAATGACATGACCCGTGTAACTGGGTCCATCGAGGCGACGAACTCCTGTTCTTGGACGCCCTCAACCGGCACCCATCCTCGATCCAGGGTAAGTACCTCAGTTCCGGGCAGAAGGCACTTGTCCGACAGGTGATCCATGATCCCTTCGGTCACGAACATTCCGCGCTCGAGAATCCAGCGCCCGCAGTAGGAGACCTGGAACTCGTCGCTGTCCTCCCCGATGCGAAGCATCTCCTTCTTCACGAACTTCCCGTAGTTCGCGTTGACCTTGGCGACCTCTTTCCAGTCCCACTCGAAGTGCTGCTGGCGAGAGTTACGGCCCGTCTGGCGACGTTTGTTCTGTTGGATTGACTGGTAGTACACGCCCTTGTGATAGGAGGGCGTCCCGGTGAGGACGAGGGAGCCAGAGTTGTACGCAAGCATCGGGGAGATCGAGTTCCGGCACACGAATCCGTCCACGATCAGCAGATGGCTCGGCTCGACCGTCACGCAATAGGTCGGCTGTACGCCTTTGTACTGAATCTCAACGATGCGGTCCCACTGAACATCCAGCACCCGCCTCTTCTCGGTCGCCACCCTGCGGCGAGAGACCTTACCCTCTTTGATCTCGGCCAGCCGCCTCAGGCGTTCCTTCTTTCTAGGTTCCCGTAGTGATAGCGCCTCTGCCAGAGCGATAACCGCATCACGGTTCTTCCAGCGGACCTCGTACACCGGGTGCGGGTCCGCTCCAAACCCTCCGTTCTGCTCCCGCTTGTCGATGTACCCGACAGCCCCGAACTTCAGTGCCAAGTCGGATACTTGTCGCACCAGTTCCTCGGAGATGTTGGCGAAGGAGATGTTGGTCGTAGAGACACAGCCATCGCTGTCGATCAGGCCCGAAAGAATCCCCCGAGCCGCGTCACGGCTGTAGTCCGTCCGAACCAGCCGCTTGTCGCGTCCCTTATGTCCCCACACCCGCTCTTCACGCAGGAACGCGGTCACCCCGTTCAGGCCGTTCCCGGGCTTGGTAAAAGCCCCATTCTGAAACCCGTCGGGGGACTCCTTTCCCACACGCCACCAAGTGCCGAGGCGCGCGGCGTACCGCACCATCTCCTCCATCACTTCCCCCGGATACCCACACCACATAGGGCTAGCACCCGACATGCAGCCATCACCGAGCATTTGCCCCAGGAAGTAGCCATCATCAAACCGCAGCCGATCCCCGAAGAAGTCGATGGAGCGAGGCAGCGGGACATGCATCCCTACTTCCAGAGCGTCCGTGGTCCTGATCTTTGGGTGGCTATTGCCTTTGCGCTCCCTGATCACCCACTCGTGGTTGGCGGTCACCGTAGCGCATCGCCCTGAAGCCAGGGTCACCGTCCATACCGATTGCTCTCCGTTGTCGATCCATTCGACAGGAATGGCCCCCACCAAGTTGCCCGTGTCTTTCTTGCGTCCCTGCCCCTTCTTTGGTTGGCCCCCGGGCATTTCCCGCAAGTCCCACTCTGTGTCGTACGTCAGCACAGGCAGGCGCTGAGCCACCACTTCTTCCACAGGGCGGATGGTTCCATCCGGAAGCCAGATCGGAGTCCCGGCTGCGTAGCACTTCTGCACGATCTTCTGGTCGGCTTCCTGGGCCTCGTCAATGACGATCAGGTGGAAGGTACGGGACTCGATCTTGGCCTTGGGGTTGGCGGTCATCATGGACACGAACGAACCGGACTTCTTCAGCCGGATGGTACGGACCACACCACCCGCCTTGGAGGCCTCGTCATCGATTTCAGGGTCGCCCAAGATCTCCTGTGCCCGGGGAGAGGTCAGCCGAGTCATGACGCGGGTGAACAGCGTCTCCACCTGTCCTTCGACGGGGGCGAACAGGCCGACCCACAGACCGTCCTTGAACCGCCCAAGGAGGTCGGGGTACATCGTCGCCAGGCGGGGCAGAAGGACCATGAGGGTGGCGACGGTATTCGCCACCACCTCGCTCTTGCCGCTCTGCCGGGCTGCAGTGGCAGTGAGGGTCTCGCCGTCGTTGATAAGGACCGACTCAATGATCCGCCGGGCGAAGGGCAACTGGTACGGGTGCAGCGGGTAGCCGACAAGCAACTCTTGGAACTCGAGGATGCGCTCGATGATTGCGTTGACGAACTGCGGGGTGAGTTCATCCTCGGGCAGATCTTCTGGCTGGAATCCTTCCGACTCGTAATCGGAGGCGGTAATCGGGGTGACGGCTGTCATGGGCCGTCGTCCCGCACGATGACGGAGGCCGGAGGCTGGGGGTTGTCGGCCAGCCGTGTGTCGATCCCGGTACGGTCCTGCAGTTCATCCAGGACCGCCAAAAGGGCCGCCAAGGACTGGCGCGACTCGGAGA